ATCTTGTTGATACCTCTGAATTGGCTGGGCATATAGCAAGAACTGGTGCGTGGTATTTATTACCAGATGGCACAAAGGTGCAGGGTAGAGAGGGATTTATCAATAGAGTAAGAGAGGATCTTGATCTGCAAGATATGATTAAGAATAAAATCAGTGGATAAGTATACAATCTTTGAAGGTAAATTTCCTTGTAAGGTATGCAAAAAAGAGGTTAAGACAATTAGGGTATATGCTAAAACTGGAATGGCCTCGTGGATGTGCTCAGAAAAACATTTGTCAGAAGTAGAATTATTTAAAGTTGGATATAAAAAGAAGAAGGTCGATGAGCGAAAAGTCTGAGAGTAAAAGAATAGGCGCCAGACAGCATAAAAATTCTGGTAGAAATACTAAAAAAGGAGATGCTACCTGGAAGAACTTTACTGTAGATTTTAAAGAAAACTCAAAATCTTTTACGCTTAACCAAGATGTCTGGGCTAAAGCAACAACAGATGCCATACGAAATGGAAATGATCCCGCTATTGTAATCGTACTTGGCGAAGGATCTAAGAAGGTAAGACTTGCTGTAATAGAATTTTCTATATTAGAAAATATTATAGATGGTATAATTTGAATATGGATTATTTAAAAGATTATAATTTGCTAAAGTCTCAAAAATATATATCAAATCAAGACTTTCAAGTTAGAGTTGTTCATAATATTTTTTCAAAAAATCAAATAGATCACATATATAACATAGTCGATAATACTCCAGAAGAAAATACGCATTTGCAAACTTGGGCAGGACATAGAGCCTGGAATGTTACTTTTGGTCCTGAAATTGAAAAAACAATAACTAATGCTGCTCAGTCAATATTAGGAGACAATGTAGAGCTTATTCATGATTATTCGTTTGCAAGATATTCCCCAGAATATGGATATGAGTGTAAACTATTTCCACATTATGATACTAGAGAGTATCAAAGAATAACTTTTGATATTCAATTAAATGCTTCCGAACCGTGGGGTATAGTTGTTGAAAATGATACCTATTACTTAGAAAATAATCAGGCTTTAGTATTTGCAGGAACACAACAAATGCATTGGAGAGAAAATATAAAGATTAAACCAGATTCTAAAATAGATATGATATTTTGTCATCTTCAACATAAACCAATTAGGTTATTAGATGATGGCCAAAAAGATATTTTAGAAGAAAGATCTAGATTTTTAATGGAAAAAACTGGTATTAGCAATGAAGCAATTAGCTATAGTGTATAATATATAAAAGGAGAAAATAATGAAATATGATGAAGTAAATGTAATCGTCGATAATGTTTTTACGCAAGAAGAAATTAATGATATATATAAATCTTTGCAGAATAATAGCGGTGGAGACTTTGTAAAAGTACATTGTCAGGCTAATACCTTTATAAATTTATCTAAAAATATAATTGATAAGGTTACAAACAAGGCAAGAGAAGTTAGCCAAAACGATAACATTGTTTTAACAGAATACTGTCATGCAAGATATAATAATGTAACAAGTAATTGTGGACGTTTTCATTACAGACCCTCGCTATTTCCACATTATGATGAAACTTTTAAAGAACCAAGATTTACCTTTGACTATCAGCTAGCTGGTAATATCGAGTGGCCAATTATTGTTGAGCCAGACAAATCATTTTCTTTAAAGAATAATCAGGCTGTAACCTTTAGCGGGACACACCAAATACATTGGAGACAGCCACAAGCTTTTACAGATAATGATTTTATTGAAATGGTATTTTTTCATTTTTCTGATCCATCAATGGGTCTAAAAGAGCCAGATGTAAATGAGATTATGAACGCAAAAGCCAAGTTTTATAGTGAAAAGTTTTATGCTAATGGAGGGTTTTCTAATAGTGACTCAGATTGAAATTCCTGGACTTCATAAATATTTAAGTGGTTATGAAAATTATAATAGGCCACTTCCATTTTATATAGATGATCTGTTTACTGATGAGCAAATAAAAAGATTAAGATATCTAATAGAAGAAAATAGAAAGCTAGAATCTTTTATCATTGCAGACAATGTTGAAGATGGATATATAAGGCAATCTGAATTTAAAAGTAGATATCAACCAAAGATACCTAAAAATATGTCTAGAATGCTTATTGAATTTGATATGCCAGAAGATTGCGAAAAAATGCTAGACTCTATAGCCAAGCCATTACATAAAAAAGATATAGCTCTATGCCATTGGAATTATATAGATTATAATAAAATATATGGATATGGAGATAATAGTCCTGCTCTCCCGCCACATTTAGATGCAGACGAAAATTTAGTCACTATTAATTATTGTTTGGACACAAACATCGAATGGGATATTTATATTAGTGATTGGGATAATAGTAAAAATTTTACTAGATATACATTACGTGCTGGACAGGCAATTATCTTTAGTGCGGTAAATCAAATACACTGGAGGCCAAAACGTAGATTTGCCGACGGTGAATTTTGTGAGATTATTAGTATGGATTATTGCCCAACAACAAGTTATAGATTTACTGGAGGTACAAATCCGATAGATCCAGAAATTTACCCAGACAGAAGAAAGGCTTATTTAGATGAACTTGAGATGAGGGAAGATATGATGTCAGCTTTTGAATGGTGGGATAATGAAGGAATTCAGGATGATATACCTAAAGAATCGATGGGATAATGGAAACTCAACAAACAACAATAGAAATGATTAATGGTCTTTCAGAAATATCTGATTACATGGAAGACGAGGAACTTACTGCTGCACTAACAACAATAGCAAAGTTAATACTAAAGCCAGATATTCCCATGAATGTGGCAACCCTTGAAATAGTTAGGCTGCAGGCAATTGCTGCAAAAATGTCACTAAAGGCTACATGGATGGCTAATGTTGACAAAAGCAATAGAGGGAAAAAGAATATTTATTATACAGCAGCAGAGTCAATTAATAATCTTGTATCTGCTCTTAAATACATCACTCGATGATTTCTGATATAATAGTTAAAACTAAAGGATACTTATGACAAAAAACTTGTTAAAAGAAGTAATGATTAAAAAAGAAAAGAAGCCAGAAATCGTCAAGCATGAAGTGTTTGATATAGAAGGAATGATTGAAAAAATACAGTCTGGATACCTTGTTGGGCGTGAGCCAAAACAAGAAAAAAAGAAAACCTTTGCTCCATCAACTTTGGCGTATGGCCAAGGAGAATGTCCTAGATATTGGTATTTAGCATTTGAAGGTGGAATGTTTGAGAAAAATGACACACCTTATGGCGTAGCCAATATGACCTCTGGAACATTATCTCATGACAGGATTCAGGATGCTATGCTTAAATCTGGCATAGCAAAATCTTTCTTGGATGAGAAAGAAACAGAAAAGCAGGGCAAAGAGGTTTATACTACAGAATTTAAGGTTATAAATAATGATCCACCAATCTTTGGGTATGGAGATGCCATTATTCTATGGAATGATGAAGAGATTGTTGGAGAAATTAAAACAATGCCTAATGATGCATTCGAATATTTTAAAACTGCACAAAAGCCTAAAAAGGGTCACGTTATCCAGTTGTTAATATATATGAAGGTATTAGATAAAGCAAAAGGTGTTTTAATTTATGAAAATAAAAATAATCATGAATTATTAACATTTCCAATACAAGTAAACAGTCACTATATTCGGTGGGTAAATCAAACATTTGACTGGTTGCGTGAGACAAGAAAGGCATGGGTTGACAAAACCTTGCCCAAGAAAAATTATAGATCTAATTCAAAGGTCTGTAAGGTATGTCCATTGCAACAGGCATGTGCTGATGCTGGGGACGGAACTATAAAAATCAAATCCCTGGAGCCACTAGAAGATGAAACATTGCCAATGGTGTGATAAAGAGTTTGAATCAAAGATATCTTATCAGATCTATTGTTCTGAAGAATGCAGAGATGCTGCAACTAAAGAAAAAATATCACAAAGATATATTCAAACAAGAAGGCAAAAACGAAAAGGAAAGCATAGGGTTTGCAAACAATGTGGAGAAAAGTTGTCTATATACAATGACGATCCATTATGCGTTAAATGTAATATTCATCCAGGGGACGTAAAAAGGGCATTAAAAGAAATAAAAGGAATGACAAATGCTAAACGAAAAAAGTGAAATATATAATATTTGTGCAATAGATGCAAGCACAAATAGTTTAGCCTTTGCTATTTATTCTCACGGCAAGTTAGCAAAATATGGAAAGATAAACTTTGAAGGCAATGATGTATATGAAAAAGTAATTGATGCATGTAAAAAATCTAAGGCACTGTTTACTTATTATAATTGCATGCAGGCTATAGTAATTGAGCATACTGTTTTTATGAATTCCCCCAAAACAGCAGCAGACCTAGCACTTGTTCAAGGTGCAATTCTTGGAGGTGCTGGTATGGCTGGGATTAATAAAATAGGCAAGGTCTCGCCAATAACCTGGCAAAGTTATCTGGGTAACAAAAAATTAACTAAAGAAGAACAATTACAGATAAGGTCTGCCAACCCAGGCAAATCTATTTCTTGGTATAAAACCTACGAAAGAGATTTTAGAAAGAAAAGAACCATCAAGTTATTAGATATTATTTATGATAAAAAAATAGATGACTATGACGTAGCAGACGCCTGCGGTATAGGTCATTGGGCAGTCAATAATTTGGAGAAGGCATGAATAAGACTGAACTTAAAGTAGAAATGTTGATGGAACATCTTTTGCTACAAAATGCAATAGAGGTTGAGGGGTTTGACAAAAGCACTGGGGAGACGGTATACTCTATTACAGACAAACTAAAAGAGGTGGCCCCAGAAATGTATGCTGACTTAAACAAGCAATTCACCGCTCACATGCTGGCCCTAATTGATGAGGGGCCAAAAACAATGAGGTGGAAAATAAATAATGCCTAATAAATTTTATACTAACTCTGATTGGCTGCGTAAAAGATATGCTGTAGACAAAAAATCTCCACAAGATATTGCAAAAGAGTGTGGTGTATCCGTAGAAACAATATATGTATATTTGGCAAAATTTGGATTAAGGAAATCAAAGCGATGACAGAAAAATTTAATATAACAGTTGATCAGGTAAACCATCCAACTCATTACACCTCAGATCCTTCTGGTGTTGAGTGTATTCAGATTACAAGGCACAGAAACTTTAATATAGGAAATGCTTTTAAGTATCTTTGGAGAGCAGGACTAAAAAATCAAGATACTCAAATTGAAGATTTAAAAAAGGCTATCTTTTATATTCAAGATGAAATTAAAAGGTTAGAGGGTAAATATGTCAACAACTGAAGAAGATTTAACAAAGCATCTTGATGAATTAAACACTGTGGTTGGAGAATATCTTAAGGGTAATGATCCTACAAAAATCTCAAAAGATCTTGCTATACCAAGGACTCGTGTGGTACAGCATATCAATGAATGGAAAGTTATGGCTTCTGCCAATGATGCAATTCGTGCACGTGCCAAAGAGGCCCTTGCGGTTGCAGATACACACTATAATAAATTAATATCTAGATCGTATGAAGTTATTGATGAAGCGTCTCTTACCAATAATCTAAGTGCCAAAACAGCAGCAATTAAACTAGTAATGGATATTGAATCTAAAAGAATTGACATGTTGCAAAAAGCAGGGTTGTTAGAAAACAAAGAATTGGCAGAGGAAATGCTACAGATAGAAAAGAAACAAGAAATTCTTATGGGTATTCTAAAAGATATCGCATCAGAATATCCCCAGATACGTGATGAAATTATGCGTAGACTTTCTGATATTTCCAAAAGAGATGAAGTGATTACAATTGTCCATGATGTTTGATGATTTTCTTGAGGCTCTTGCCGATAATCATTTTGAAGAAACTCCTGTAGATGCAAAGACCTTTGTTGAGTCTCCAGATTATTTAGGACAGCCAGGGCTTTCTGACATTCAATATGACATTGTTGAGGCAATGAGCCAGATCTATCGTAAAGAAGATCTTGAAAATATTATGGGAGAAGAAGAGGGAGCAAGATATTATGAAAAATATACAAAGAACGAAATTATTCTTCAACTTGGGAAGGGTAGTGGGAAGGACTTCACCTCTACTGTTGCTTGTGCTTATATTGTCTATAAATTACTATGTCTTAAAGACCCTGCAAGATATTTCGGAAAACCAAGTGGAGATGCAATAGATCTTATAAATGTTGCTATTAACGCTCAACAGGCTAAAAATGTTTTCTTTAAAGGCTTTAAGTCTAAGATCGAAAGATCCCCATGGTTTGCTGGCAAATATGAAGCAAAAGTAGATTCAATTACTTTTGACAAATCTATTACAGTTTATTCTGGTCATTCTGAGCGTGAATCGCACGAGGGCTTAAATCTTTTACTTGCAGTTCTTGATGAGATTTCTGGTTTTGCTACAGAGGTTGGCACTGGAAATGAACAAGGCAAGACTGCTGATAATATTTACAAAGCATTCCGTGGATCAGTAGACTCTCGCTTTCCTGATCTAGGCAAAGTAGTTCTGCTTTCATTCCCTCGTTATAATGGTGACTTTATTTCTGAGCGGTATGAAGCAGTAATTGCAGATAAAGAAGTGGTAACTAAAACACATAAATTTATTATCAATCCATTATTGCCAGAAGATGACAAAGATAATTGGTTTGAAATTACTTGGGATGAAGACCATA